CTGGCTTACGTCCGGCTGGCGGCAACACCGACGCCAACGGCATAGGTGACTTTGCCTATGCGCCACCGTCAGGCTACCTTGCGCTTTGTACCGCAAACCTTCCAACCCCTACGATTGTGGATGGGTCTACTGCGTTCAATACAACATTATGGGCTGGCAATGGCGTTACGGGTAGGGCTATTACTGGTGTTGGGCATCAGCCGGATTTCCTTTGGGTTAAAGGCAGAAACCTAGTAATATCACACTACCTTCAAGATAGTGTCAGAGGCGCAACAAGGTATTTGTACTCTGACGGAACAAATGCTGAAGGCAGCACAGACGATACTGTTGATAGTTTTGATAGCGATGGCTTTACGTTAGGCAATGATGGCGGCACAAATGCGTCTGGCTACAACTATGTTGGCTGGTCTTGGAAAGCTGGCGGCACAGCGGTCAGCAACACCGCAGGTAGCATTACGTCACAGGTTTCCGCGAATGTTGACGCAGGGTTTAGCATAGTGAGTTATACTGGCACAGGTGCTAACGCTACGGTTGGACACGGTCTTAACAGTGCGCCTGAGATGATAATTACAAAAGCAAGAACAAATGGTTCATCATATTGGCTTACTTATCATTCAGGGCTTGCTAGTCCAAGCACGTCTTATATGTCTTTGAATACAACTAATGCAGTTGATACTGGCGGTGCTAGTGTTTGGAATAGCACATCACCTACATCTAGCGTGTTTTCAGTAGGCACTTCAACTTGGGTTAACCCTAGTGGTGGGACAATGATAGCCTACTGTTTCCACAGCGTTGAAGGCTTCAGCAAAGTGGGTTCCTACACCGGCAACGGCAGCACAAATGGAGCGTTTGTCTACACAGGGTTTAGGCCAGCTTGGGTTATGGTGAAAGGCAGCAGCGCAGCGGAAAGCTGGACAATTTGGGATAACAAAAGAAATGCCTATAATACAGCATCAAATTTTCTGTATGCAAACACTAGCAATTCTGAGTTGTCGCCAGCAGAAGTTGATTTTGTTTCAAACGGATTTAAACTCCGCAATGCTTCAAGCCAAGGCAATGTAAGTGGAAGAACCTACATCTACCTCGCATTTGCCGAACACCCCTTCAAATACGCTAACGCCAGATAGGAGACAACTATGGCATACAAGTACAGTGGTCGCATCATCCGCGCTGGCAAAGCGTGGACAGACAATGACGGAATACAGCACCCATCCAACTGGATGTTGTGGGATGACGCAACCAAAGCAGCTAAAGGGCTAGTCTGGGAAGATGACCCAGCGCCATTCGATGGACGGTTCTACTGGTCAGCCGGTGTGGCTAAGTCGCTTGATGACGTGAATGAAGTTGACGAGGATGGCAACCCTGTGCTGGACGCTGACGGTCAACAGGTTGTAACGCTTGGCCTCAAGTCAAACGCTATTGCCACAGTAAAGGCACAGGCTGGTGGCTTACTAGCCCCGACTGATTGGATGGTTATCAAAGCATCTGAGGTGTCAGGCTATTCAGTACCTAGCGCAACGCTTACATATCGTGCAGCGGTACGCACAGCCAGCAACAATATCGAAGCAGCCATCACAGCGGCTAGTGATTTGGCTGCGTTCATGGCATTATATGATGTGCCGGTTGATGCTGATAACAATCCAACTGGCAACGCACCCATCAATAACTGGCCTGATGAGGCGTAATGATGACCGAAGAAACCAAGACAACGGCTGACCTAGCTTTCGGCGGTATAACTGTTGGCGCGTTTTTTGAGGCGTTGCCTGAGATTACTGCATTGGTAGCGTTGTGTTGGTGGCTGCTTCGTATCTGGGAGACTGAAACCGTAAAGCGGTTGACCGGTCGACAGGACGATGTTTAAGGCGATTGTCCTAGCTTGTGCAATAGCAAACCCTACTCAATGTATTGAGTTTCATGACATCCGTGGGCCTTATGCTACTCAATCCAAGTGCGAGGAACGTGCTATGGAAATGAGTCGTGACATTGGCGAGATGGGTCATGGCTTAATGCCTGTTAGGTGGCAATGCAAACCACTAAGGAAGGGCATGTTGTCGTAATGGAACCTATTTCCACAGCTTTAGCCGGTATCGCTCTGGTGCAGCAATCAGTATCCTTTATAAAATCAAACATCAGTACAGCTAAAGACATTGGCGAGATAGCTGGTGCTATTGATAGCCTGTTTGCTGGCGAAAAACAGGTACAAGAAGCCAGAAACAAGAAATCTGGTACTGGACTAGGAGATCAGTTCGGTGTTGATACGGTGGCAAAGGAAATCATCGACGCTAAATTGGCGCAAGAAAAACTGCAAGAAGTGGCGACAATGGTCGATATGCGTTTTGGACACGGAACGTGGGCTGGCATACTTGCCGAGCGGCAGAAGCGTATCCAAGAGCAGAGAGAGGCACAGGCGAAAGCAAGAAAAGCAGCGCAGCTTCGTCACGATGAAATGATGGACAACCTGAAAATAGGTGGTTTAATAGTTTTAGTAATGGCTCTTGCTATCTTCCTGTTTTTTTTCCTAGTATTCAGTGTCGCTATGGCAAGTACATTGATTCGTTAGGAGAATATTTTGTCTGAGGATAGAACCGAGAAGATTTTAGAAGCTTATGATCTTATTAAAGAGTATGGCGGTACAAGGTCTGCTGCTAGAGAATCAGGAATCCCAAGAAGCACATTGCAATATAGAATAAGACTTGGGAAAGAATCTGGCCTTATAGATGATCCTGACATTGGGTACACAACACCTGTTAAGGTAGATGACGATATACCTGTTGATGATATTGTAGATCATCTTCACAAAAGATTCCAGCAACGCAAGAAGTATCGTGAGTCAAAGAAGTGGTCTAAGATCAGGATGCACACTGACGAGCCTATTGGCTTGTTATGGCTAGGCGATCCACATATTGATGACAATCATTGTGACTGGGATTCTCTTAGAGAGCACATTGACATTATCCAGAGCAATGATGGCATTTATGGCTGCTCACTTGGAGACCAGCAAAACAACTGGGTGGGCAGATTGGGTCGTCTTTATGGCGAACAGGACACGTCTCACAAGACAGCATGGAAGCTTGTTGAATGGCTGATTCAAGAGATGAATCCCATGATTCTAATTGGAGGCAATCACGACATGTGGTCTGGTGCTGGTGATCCGTTAAAGTGGATTGCACAGACAGATTGTTTGTTTGAAAACTGGGAAGCTAGGATTGCCTTGACGTTCCCTAACAAAAGAGAGTGCCGTATTGTAGCAGCTCATGATATGCCTGGTCATAGCCAGTGGAATCCACTACATGCACAGATTAAGGCAGCTAAGTTTAAATCTAATGCTCACCTTTACATCTCTGGACATAGACATAACTGGGCATTAGCACATATCGAGCTTGTGGAACAGGAAACTACAGCTTGGCTTGCAAGAGCCAGAGGCTACAAGTATCATGATACATATGCGTTTGTGAAAGGATTTGAGCAGCAGAAGTTTGGTCAGGCTATTCTTCAGGTAATAGATCCGACAAATCCTTCTGAGGTCTCATGGGTACAATGTTTTGCTGATCCTCACGAGGGTGCTGAGTATCTACAATATCGTAGATCGCTTCGCAAGTAACGGCAGCGTATCCAGCAATGTCAACCCAAGAGTCAAAGTGAGTAGGATCGGAATGAAGTCGAGCAAGTTTGTTTAATATGTGCATAGCCCCAACGTCAAAAGGAGTAACAGGTACACCTAAATGAGCTTCATAAAACGCAGCAGCAATAGTAAAATTATCGGCTGGTTTGCCATAATTTTCACCACGTTCTTTTACAGCGTTTTTGGCTTCAACTAATACAAGATTTCTAATTGAATCGTCTATCATAATACACCGAGAGTTAAATGAGTGCGGAAAACATATTAAAGCTGAAACTGTTGCCAAGAGCAATGATGTTTGTGATGACATTGATGAGTTGGCGTGTAGTAGAATGGTTTATGTCATTGCCTGATCCAAGCCCGAGTCAGGCTGGTTTGGTTTCTGTTGTCACTGGTGCTATGACTGGTGCGTTTGCAATCTGGATGAATCACGAAGGAAAAGATCATGTGGCAAGCACTGATAAACCCAAT